AACTCCTGGAACGATTCTTGAGAAGTTTTTAGATCTAAGTAAAGCATCCGATCCTGGAGTTTCTTTTTACAAGAGAGTATTAAACAATAGATCAAATTATCTTTTTGTTGGTGGATCTCCAGAAGGAGATTCTTCAAACTTCCAAGGAACTTTAAAAACTACTTTAATAGATTCTCCAGAATTCGATGAAATTGCGGGATTACAATTTACTCCAACTGATACATCAAGCAATGTTGCTCAACAATTAACTCAAGATGTAACATTTAACGTTTTTGGAAATACAAATTACACACTGAAGGGTGGTGCTGACTACGGAGAACAAGTAGATCTTGGTGGAATTATACAAGCATATCAAATCATCTCAGATAATAATGATGAATCGGTTGATTTTATTTTAGGTGGTCCTGGTTTAGGAAGTTCTATCAAATCAGCAGCAAAAGCAAATTTCTTAATTTCACTTGCAGAACAAAGAAAAGATTGCATTGTAACAATTTCTCCAACAAGACAAGCAGTTATTGATACTGTAGACTCAAATAAACAAACTGAAAATGTTGTTGGGTTCTTTGATACAATTTCTGCATCATCTTATGCAGTATTTGATAGTGGTTGGAAGTACATGTATGACAGATTTAATGACACTTTCCGTTGGGTTCCTTGCAATGGAGACATTGCTGGAATCATGGTAAGATCTGCTGATCAATCGTATCCTTGGTTTTCTCCTGCAGGTTCTCAAAGAGGTCAACTTTTAAATCTAGTAAAACTTGCATACAATCCAAATCAATCTCAAAGAGATGATCTTTATACAAACCGAATTAATCCAATTATCTTTAGTTCTGGTCAAGGAACAATTTTATTTGGTGATAAGACAGCTCTTAACTATGTAAGTGCTTTTGATAGAATTAACGTCAGAAGATTGTTCTTATTTATTGAGTCTCAAATTGAAAAATTTGCTAGAACGATTCTTTTCGAATTTAACGATGAAATTACAAGAGCAAACTTTAGAAATGTTACCGAACCATTCCTTCGTGATGTTCAAGCGAAGAGAGGTATTATTGATTTTGTAGTAGTTTGCGACGATACAAACAATACTCCAGAAGTAATAGATGCTAATGAATTTAGAGCTGACATCTTCATCAAACCTGCACGTAGCATTAACTTCATTGGTCTTACCTTTGTTGCTACAAGAACCGGAGTTTCGTTTGAAGAAATTTTAGGTACTGTTTGATCTATTCAATTACAAAAACTAAGGAGTAAAGAACAATGGCAATCACGAAACCTACAATTCAATATTCAACCAGAACGATTGATTCCTTTAAGGGTCAGTTAACTGGAGGTGGAGCTAGATCAAACCTATTTGAAGTTGAACTTCCATTAATTGATGGCACCGCTGCTGATGGAAATACTGAAACTTCAATTGAAGCATTGATGAGATTTATGATTAAAGCAACTAATCTTCCAGCATCAACAGTAGCTGCAATTCCAGTTCCCTTTAGAGGAAGACAACTTCAAGTTGCTGGTGATAGAACATTTGACGATTGGAATGTTACTGTTATTAATGATTCAGACTTTACTATTCGTGCTGCAATGGAGAGATGGATGAATCAACTCAATCGTCATTCCAATACTACTGGTTTGATTAACCCAACATCGTATCAAAAAGATGCAACAGTTCATCAACTTGGAAGAGGTGCATTTGATGCCACACAAGTTCCTGTTCTGAGGAGTTACAAATTTTATGGTATTTGGCCAACAGCTGTTGATGCAATTGCACTTGATTATGGGTCAGATAATCAAATTGAAGAGTTTAATGTTACGTTTAAGGTGCATTGGTGGGAAGCAGCAGGTAATGGTGGAAATGTGGTCTAAATAGAACATAGTCTTCTATTTTTTAATAATGGCATCACTTTTTGGTTTTTCTATTGATGATTCATATAAATCTAAAGCAAAAGGAGTAGTCTCTCCAGTCCCCGAAAATAATGAGGACGGAGCAGACTACTTTTTGTCTAGTGGTTTTTATGGACAGTATCTTGACATTGAAGGTGTTTTTAAGACTGAATACGATCTCATTCGTAGATACAGAGAAATGGCATTGCACCCAGAAGTGGATGGTGCGATCGAAGACATTATTAGTGAAGCCATTGTATCAGATTTAAATGATTCTCCAGTTCAAGTTGAACTTTCAAATTTAAATGCAAGTGATAAAGTAAAAGAAATTATTCGAAGTGAATTTCAATATATCAAAGATATGATGGACTTTGATAAGAAAGCGCACGAAATTTTCAGAAATTGGTATGTAGATGGACGAATTCATTATCATAAAGTCATTGATTTGGATAATCCCCAGGAAGGAATTAAAGAACTTCGTTACATTGATGCACTTAAAATTAAATTTGTGAGAGAGCAAAAAAAGGAAAGCAATAATGTTGCTCAATTCTCAGCATCCGTTCTTTCAACAAATTCAAAGTCTTATCAATTTTCAGGTTTAGAAGAATATTTTGTTTTTAATCAAAATGCTACAAATACCTCAAGAAATCTTGGGGGAATTCAATTTGGTCTTCAACAAAAAGATAGTGTAAAAATTGCCAAGGATGCAATTGCATACTGTACCTCTGGATTAGTAGATAGAAATAAATATACTGTTTTATCATACTTACACAAATCAATTAAAGCACTTAATCAACTTCGTATGATTGAGGATGCTCTGGTTATCTATCGTCTGTCTCGTGCTCCAGAGCGTCGTATTTTTTATATTGATGTGGGCAATCTTCCTAAAGTAAAGGCAGAGCAATACCTCAGAGAAGTAATGTCACGATATCGTAATAAGTTGAGTTATGATGCAGGAACTGGTGAGATACGTGATGATAAAAAGTACATGAGTATGCTTGAGGATTTCTGGCTACCACGCAGAGAGGGTGGTAGAGGTACAGAAATTACAACTTTACCCGGTGGTCAAAATCTTGGAGAATTGACGGATGTTGAGTATTTTCAAAAGAAACTTTATCGTGCTCTTGGAGTTCCTGAATCAAGACTGAACTCAAATGATGGATTTAATCTTGGTCGTTCTTCTGACATCTTAAGAGATGAACTTAAGTTCAGCAAATTTGTTGGAAGAATGAGAAAAAGATTTAGTAATCTTTTTCACGATATTCTCAGATCTCAACTGATTCTAAAAAATGTAGTTACTCCAGAAGAATGGGATCAAATGAGTGATCACATTCAATATAATTATCTGTATGACAATCATTTTGCAGAACTTAAAAATGTTGAGATTATGCAGGAGCGTATGGGTGTTCTTGCTGCAGTGGATCCTTATGTTGGAAAGTATTTCTCACTGAAGTATGTCAGACAAAATGTTCTCAGACAAACTGATAGTGAAATGTTAGAGATTGATTCTGACATTGATGTAGAAAGACAGGCAGGATTAATTCCTCCAACTGAAGCAGAAATGATGCAGATGCAAATGGATCAGCAAGCAGCAGCAGAAAGTGGTGGAGCAATGGGGCAAATTCCTCAAGATCCTGGAATTTCTGATGCAAAGACAGGAACAGAAGCACCATCAATTCCAAAGGGTGGAGAAATTTAATAAATAGTATAGTTAATTAAATAATACTTATGGACGAATTAATGGATTTTATTGTTGGTGGTGAGTCTGCTGAAGCAAGTGATAAAATTAAAGAAATTCTTTTTGCAAAATCCGCAGAAAGAATTGATGCAGCTAGACCAATTGTTGCAAATGTAATGTTCGATAACGGAAGTTATGAAGATTATGATGAATATTTTAATTCTTATGTAGAATCCGAAGAGGAATGATAGGTGTCTGATTTATCAGATTTTTTTCAAACAATCAGTATAGCAAAAAAACAACAAAAGGAAGAACTCAATCAAAGGTGAGTGAAGTATATACACTTGCAGTAAGAGTTGTTGACGGAACCACAACAGATTTCATAGGATCTACACAATTTTTTGACTTAACATAGGTAAATAATAAATAACATATAAAGAGTTTTAATAGCAATGTCAGTTTTAAAAATTGTTCAAAGTGTGAATACATTAGCTGTTACTGGAACAGCTGCAACAACTAATGGAATTACACTTCAAAGTGGTATCTTAAGAGTTTCTGCTGCCTCTACTGGTTGCCACATAGTAATTGATGGAAATCCAATTGCGACAACAAATAATTTTTATGTAAGCCCTAATCAACCAGAAATGATTAAGGAAAGAGTTGCAAGACAAAGAATTGGTGCTGCAACTACTGGAACATCAACTTTAATTACTTTTCAAGAAAATGCTGGTAATCCTTTTGTAGTTGGTGATTATGTAACAATTGAAAATACCAGTGCAGCAGGATTTAATACATCACATAATCAAGTAACTGCTACTACAGATAGTTCAATTACTATTGCATTTAATAGTGCAGCAATTACTGGTATTGGTATTACCAATGCAACAGTAGCAAAAAGTGTAAGAATTTCTGCTATTGCTGCAGGCACCGCAACGAATCTTCATGTTTCTGAAGTTCAAATTGCAGGTGGATAATTGCATAAATAAAACTATGTTGAGCTGGCGGAAAGAGCAATTAAATTAATCACAGAAGAAATTGAAAATGTAGAAGTTATCGTTGAAAACCGTAACGGTAAAAGATCTTTGTACATTGAAGGTGTTTTTCTTCAAGGAAACATTTGCAACCGTAATGGTAGAATGTATCCAATAAACATCCTTTCTCGTGAGGTTGGTCGTTACAACGAAAACTTCATTCAAAAAGGACGTGCTTTAGGAGAACTCGGTCATCCAGATGGTCCAACCGTCAATCTTGACCGTGTTTCTCATAAGATTGTTTCTCTTCGTCAAGAAGGAAACAATTATATTGGTAAAGCAAAGATTCTCGAATCCACCCCAATGGGTAAAATTGCATCTTCACTTTTAAGTGAGGGTGTAAAACTTGGTGTTTCTTCTCGTGGTGTTGGTTCTCTCAGACAAAGCAATGAAGGTTATAGTATGGTAGGAGAAGATTTTACTCTTGCCACCGCTGCTGACATTGTTGCTGATCCTTCTGCTCCTGACGCTTTTGTTTCAGGAATTATGGAAGGCAAAGATTGGGTTTGGGATAATGGAGTTTTACGTGAAAGAATGGCAGCAAAGACATATAAAAGAATAAATACATTGGTTGATCAAAAAAGGTTAGATGAACAGAAATTAAATCTGTTTGACGACTTTTTAGCAAATCTTTAAATTATAAATAAATATAGATTTTAATAGGAAAAATCGGAGAGTTCAAATGTCCCGTGGTAAAAATTTACAAGAGATGGAAATAGGCACTGTTCAATCCAAGTCCGCAGTGAATGCATCGGCAAGTGCGCCAGATCAAATGCAAACTATGGCTGGTGTTAGTTATGAGGACTTAGGTGGTCCTGATCCATCAAACTACAGACCAGATGACGATTCAGCAAAGTTGAGAGACGCTGGTGGCGGTCTCAAAAAGGTTTCTCTTGTCGTTGCTCAACAAGTAGCAAAAGAAGAGTATGAAGAGGTTGAAGAAGAGGATTTTGAAACCGAAGAAGAGTATGAGGAAGAGTATGAGGAAGAAGTTTTTGAAGAAGAAGCACTTCCCGAAATCAACGACGATGTTGACATCGAAGATGATGTCAATGCTCTTCTTGTAGGTGAAGAACTCTCTGAAGGTTTTAAAGATAAAGCAAAAACTATTTTTGAAGCTGCTCTCAAATCAAAAGTTATTGAAGTGAGAGAAGCTTTTGAAGCACATTATGAAGCAAAACTTGTTGAGGAAGTAGAAGTCCTCAAAGAAGAATTAGTTGAGAGAGTAGATTCATATCTTGAGTATGTTGCAGATGAGTGGTTCGCTGAGAACACTCTTGCGATTGAAAAAGGTCTCAAGTCAGAACTCACAGAGTCATTCCTTGAGGGTCTCAAGGGACTTTTTGAAGAAAATTATGTATCAATCCCTGAAGATAAGTATGATGTTGTTGAGAATATGGCAGATAAACTTGACGAAATGGAGACAAAACTCAACGAGCAGATTGAGAAAAACATTTTCCTAAACAAACGTCTCGCAGAGTCGGTTGCAGATGGAATCCTTTTTGATGTTTCTGAGGGTCTTGCGATTACTCAGAAAGAGAAGCTTGCTTCACTTGCCGAAAGTGTTGAGTTTGAGAGTGAAGAATCTTATAGAGAGAAGCTTGAAGTATTGAGAGAATCATACTTCCAACAAGCTGCTCCATACAGAAGTGAATCTGAAACACTTAACGAATCAGCACAAACAGGCATAGATTACTCTGATGCTATGAGCGCATACGTTAACGTGCTTTCTAAATCAGTTCAGAAGTGATTTTAATATTATAAATTGTAAAACCAAAACACAACAAGAGGTAAACGCAAATGTTCAACGCAGAACATCTGCAGGAAAAGTGGGCACCACTCTTAGACCATAATGGTCTGGATCACATCAAAGATTCCCATCGTAGAGCCGTAACCGCTGTCCTGTTAGAGAACCAAGAAAGATTCCTCCGTGAGGAAAGATCATTCCTTTCGGAAGCTCCAACCGTCAATACAAATACTGGAGCAAATGCTGGTTTCAGTGCTAATGCAACTGCAACTGGTCCTGTAGCTGGTTTTGATCCAGTTCTGATCTCTCTGATCAGACGTTCAATGCCTAATCTGGTTGCTTATGATCTGGCTGGTGTTCAACCAATGAACGCACCTACTGGTCTGATCTTTGCAATGCGTTCACGCTATAATAATCAGTCTGGAACTGAATCATTCTTCAACGAAGTTGATACTGCATTCTCTGGTATTGGTACTACCAACGGAGCAATGGGTTCAACCACTCCTGGAATGGTTAATGCTGCGGTTGGTCTCGGTACTACTGGTCAAGGTGGAAGCAATCCTGGACTTCTGAATCCTTCAACAACTGCTACCCAAGCTGCTTACAGCGTTGGTGAAGGCATGAGAACGGATGATGCAGAGAATCTGGGTGCTCCTGGTGGTCAGGCATTCAACGAGATGGCATTCTCAATCGAGAAAGTCACCGTTACTGCAAAGTCAAGAGCTCTGAAAGCTGAATACTCGTTGGAACTCGCACAAGACCTGAAAGCAATTCATGGTCTGAATGCTGAGGCAGAACTGGCGAACATTCTCTCGACTGAGATTTTGGCTGAGATCAACCGTGAAGTTATCAGAACCATCTATAAGGTTGCTGAAACTGGTGCTCAAGTCAACACCCAAACCGCTGGTACTTTCAACCTTGACGTTGACTCCAACGGTCGTTGGTCGGTTGAGAAGTTCAAGGGTCTGCTCTTCCAAATTGAGCGTGATGCAAACGCAATTGCACAAAGAACTCGTAGAGGAAAGGGTAACATCATCCTGTGTTCTGCTGACGTTGCTTCAGCACTGACCATGGCTGGTGTTCTCGATTACACCCCTGCACTCAATGCTAACCTGAACGTTGATGATACTGGCAACACCTTTGCTGGTGTTATCAATGGTAAGTATAGAGTCTACATTGATCCTTATTCGGCAAACGTTGCTGCTACCCAGTACTACGTTATCGGTTATAAGGGCACCTCACCTTATGATGCAGGTCTATTCTATTGCCCATACGTTCCTCTCCAAATGGTTCGTGCCGTTGGTCAGGACACCTTCCAGCCCAAGATTGGCTTCAAGACCCGTTACGGAATGGTTGAGAATCCATTCTCGCAGGGTACTACACAAGGTTCGGGTACACTCACTGTTAATAGCAACCGCTACTACAGAAGAGTATCTGTCACCAACCTTATGTGATCTAAACTTACAAGATCATACAAAGACCCCTTTGAGGGGTCTTTTTTTATGTTCATAAATAATAATAGCAAGCTAATTTAGATTATGACTCAAGAACCTCCATTGTCATCACCTCTTTTTAAGCAGGTAACTAATAGAAATTTATTGTCTCCAATTGCATTTAAGTTTATTTTAACAAAGACTCCTAAAGTAGATTTTTATTGTCAAACAGCAGCAATTCCATCAATCACAATGGGAACTGCTCAACAAGGTTCTTGGTTAAAAGATATTCCAGTTCCAGGGGATAAAGCAGTTTTTGAAGACTTATCTCTTCGTTTTTTAATTGATGAAGAAATGGAAAATTATGTTCAGATTTATAATTGGTTGATTGGTCTTGCTTATCCAGAAAGCATGGAACAATTTGCAAATCTAAGAGAATTGGATCCAATTAAATATCCAAGAGATGACAGAAATAGATTTGCTGAATACTCAGATGGAACTTTGCAAATTTTAAATAGCAATTTAAACGTAGTCAGACAAATAAAGTTCAAAGATCTTTTTCCAATTTCACTTTCAACATTAGACTTTGATTGCACTGCTAGAGATTATACGTATTTTACAGCTAATGTAAGTTTTAAATATACAAATTATGAAATACAAGATAGTAAAGGGATTAGAATAGAAAATCGTCCATCAAGACCATAACTTATCTTAAATTATTATGAATTTAGAAATGATACAAAGTATGTGGGAAAAAGATTCTCACATAGATGTTGATGACATGCATCTTGAATCTTTAAATACACCAAAACTTCATGCAAAATATTATGACATTTTAAATAATTTGATTCTTTTAAGAGCAAAAGCAAAACAGCAAGAAAAAAACATTCGTCACGAAAGATATGAGTATTTTACTGGAAAAGCAGATCCTAATGTTTATGTGGAAAATCCATTCCCTAAAAAAATACGTGATAAAGAAACTCTTCAAAAATACTTAGATGCCGATGAAAAACTCTCAGAGGCATGTCTAAAATTAGAGTATTATGATGTAATGATTAATTACGTAGAGAGTATTATAAAACAAATCTTTAACAGAACTTATCAAATTAAAAATAGCATTGAATGGCATAGATTTCAGGCAGGAATGACTACATGACAAATTTGATTATCAAGAAGAAAAACGAAGTATTTTTAACAATTGAATCAGAACCTCATGTTTACTATGAACTTTCAGATTATTTTACATTTGATGTTCCTGGTGCAAAGTTTATGCCTCAATATAGAGGTAAATACTGGGATGGAAAAATACGTCTTTTTGATCTTCGATTAAATCAAATCTATGTTGGTTTATTGGATAAAGTTATTTCTTTTTGCAAAAACCACGACTATTCATACGAGTTTGAAAATAATAAATTTTATGGTCTTCCATTTGAAGTGAATGATAACATTTCGTTAGAAGGGATTAAAGATTATGTAAAATCTATTAGTACACATCTTCCAAGAGATTATCAAATTCAAGGTGTTTACGATGCATTAAAACATAATAGGAAACTTTTAATTTCACCAACGGCATCTGGTAAATCGTTAATGATTTATTCTATTGTAAGATATTTTGTTTCTCAGCAAAAAAAGATTTTAATTGTGGTTCCAACCACATCACTGGTGGAGCAAATGTATAAAGACTTTCAAGATTACGGATGGGATGCTGAAAATTATTGTCATAAAATTTATCAAGGAAAAGAAAAAAGTACGGAAAGTTTTGTAGTAATTACAACTTGGCAATCAATCTACAAACTAAGTAAATCATTTTTTGAAGATTTTGATGTAGTAATTGGAGACGAGGCTCATTTATTTAAATCAAAGTCACTAATCACAATTATGTCTCATTTGCATAATACAAAGTATCGTTTTGGATTTACTGGTACATTGGATGGAACTCAAACTCATAAATGGGTATTAGAAGGATTATTTGGTCCATCTTATAAAATAATTAGAACTGATGAGTTAATTGAAAAGGGTTATCTTTCAAAATTTAACATCAAAGTTTTAACTCTTAAACATCCTTTTAAAAGATTTGAATCTTATGAAGATGAAATCCAATATTTAATCAGTCATGAAAAAAGAAATAATTTTATTAAAAATTTAACTCTAAATCTTAAAGGAAACACTTTAGTTTTGTATAGCAGAGTCGAAAGTCATGGACAAATACTTTATGATTTAATAAATAAGGATAAGAATGAAAACAGAAAATGTTTTTTCATTCATGGTTCTGTAGATGTGAAAGAAAGAGAATTAGTTAGAGAAATTACTGAGAGAGAAACAGATGCAATCATTGTGGCTTCCTACGGTACTTTTTCCACTGGCATTAATATTCGAAATCTTCATAATGTTATTTTTGCTTCACCGAGTAAATCAAGAATTCGAAATCTCCAATCAATCGGAAGAGTGCTTAGAAAAGGAGAAGGTAAAATAAAAGCAACACTTTATGATATTGCCGATGATGTATCAAAAAATTCTCAACGAAATTATACACTCAATCATTTAATTGAAAGAATTAAAATCTACAACGAAGAAAATTTTAACTATGAGATTATAACAATCAACTTAAAACAATGAACGAAGACTTTCTAGCAATTTTAAAATTAGTATCTGGTGAAGAAGTTCTTTCAATAGTAAATTACATTGATGATGAGAAACTTCTCATCTTAGATTGTCCTGTTTTAATGAACTCTAATGATCATGAACAAATGGGAATAAATGTTGTTAGAGTAGAACCTTGGATAAAAACAGGAAATGAATCTTTATACATGATGTCAATGGATAAAATTATTACCATTAGTGAAGTTACAGACTCTAAAATTATGAAAATTTATAATAAATTTATAAGTTGTTATTTTTACAAAAAAAATACTGATTACATTGACAACTCCAAACTAACAAAAGATCAAGGGTACATCAGTACAGTTGAAGAAGCAAGAGCTACTCTAGAGAAACTCTATAATAGTTAGTATATATTATTCATCAACCTCCACAGAGTTATTATAACAAGAATTGATACTCTTGTCAAGTTTGTCAAAATCATTATTTTATGTTATCATTTTGATAACGAAATATAAGTAAAAATGTCAAAAGTATTTTTGCCGATGCCAAAGAAGAAAAAACCAGAGCATTATGTCAATAACAGCGACTTTCTTCAGGCAATTATTGTCTATAAAAGAGAAGTTGCTCAAGCAGAACAGTTAGGTCTTCCAAAACCTTTACTTACTAATTACATTGGTGAGTGTTTTTATAAGATGGCAAATCACCTTGCCTATAAACCAAATTTTGTAAATTACATGTTTAAAGACGACATGATTGGTGATGGAATTGAAAATTGCGTTCAATGTGTCACAAATTTTAATCCAGAGAAATCTACAAATCCTTTTGCTTATTTTACTCAAGTTATTTACTATGCGTTTCTTCGTAGAATACAAAAGGAGAAGAAGCAATTAGAAATTAAATCTAAAATTATAGAAAGATCGGGATATGATGAGGTTTTTTCTGTAGATGACTTGACATCTGGTATGGGTGGAGATTATAATACTATAAAGGATAATGTTCATAACAGACTAAACCGTTAATGAAAGTCGCAATTATTACCGACCAGCATTTTGGAGCAAGAAAAAATTCTAAAGTGTTTCATGATTATTTTTTACAGTTTTATAATGATGTCTTTTTCCCAACATTAGAAAAAGAAAATATTAATACAGTGATTGACATGGGAGATACCTTTGATAGTCGCAAAGGTATTGATTTCTCGGCACTTTCGTGGGCAAAAAATAATTATTACGATAGACTCCAAAAAATGGGAGTTAAAGTTCATACAATTGTTGGCAATCATACAGCGTATTATAAAAATACAAACGAAGTAAATGCGGTAGATTTATTACTTCGGGAATATAAAAATGTTACTGTGTATTCAGATCCTAAAGAAATTGAATTAGATAATCTTAAGGTTCTTTTAATACCGTGGATTAATGCGTCTAATGAACAAAAAACTTTTCGCAAAATTAAAAATACCACTGCTTTGGTTGCGATGGGTCATTTGGAACTAAACGGATTCTATGCTCATCGGGGACATGTCATGGATTGTGGAATGGAAACACAAATCTATGATAAATTTGAAAAAGTTTTTTCTGGTCATTATCACACACGATCAAGTAATGGTAAAATTTTTTATCTTGGAAATCCTTATGAAATTTATTGGAACGATTTAAATGATAAAAGAGGATTTCATCTCTTTGACACAGAAACGTTAGATCATCTTCCAATTAATAATCCTCACAGAATGTTTTATAGTCTTTATTATGAAGATACTCCGCATCAAACATTTAATAGTTCACCTTTTGAAGGCAAAATTGTAAAAATAGTTGTTAGAAAAAAAACCGATTCAAAACAATTTGAAAAATTTGTTGATAAACTTTTTGAATCTAACGTTCAAGATTTAAAAATTGTTGAAACAATGGAACTTCCATCGGATGATAAATTTGAAGCAGAAGAGTGTGAAGATACTCTTTCAATTTTAAATCGTTATGTAAATGAGTCAGAAACTCAAATGGATAAATCTAAAATTGTAAATCTTCTTCAAACTATATACAAAGAGGCTTGTGAAATGGTATAATGTTCATCTTAACAGTAAAAGGAATGGAAGATGATGGTGCCTATGCTTTAGAAGCACGAGATGGTGAAAAAATGTTACTTTTGTTTGAAGAGGAAGATGATGCTGAAAGGTATGCATTGTTGCTCGAAGAAGAAGATGAAGAGTATCCAGAAATGAGAGTTATTGAAGTAGACGATAAAATTGCAATTAAAACTTGCGAGATGTATAATTATGACTATAGTGTAATTACCCCAGAAGACATAATAATTCCACCCAGAAAAAGAATGTGAGGTAAATTTGTGATTTTGTTTAAAAAAATTCGTTGGAAAAATCTCCTAAGCACAGGAAACCAATGGACTGAAATTGATTTTCAAAAAAACAATAATACTTTGATCGTTGGTACAAATGGTGCTGGAAAATCAACGGTTCTTGATGCTCTAACATTTTCACTTTTTGGAAAACCTTTTCGTAAAATTAATAAACCTCAATTAGTCAATACCACAAACGAAAGAGAATGTGTTGTTGAAATTGAATTTTCTATTAGTTCAACCGAATGGAAAGTAATACGTGGAATTAGGCCAGCAGTTTTTGAAGTTCATAGAAATGGAGTTTTATTGGATCAATCTGCATCATCTATAGATCAACAAAAATGGTTTGAACAAACTGTTTTAAAAATGAATTATAGATCTTTCACTCAGATTGTAATTTTAGGATCTAGTACTTTTGTACCTTTCATGCAACTTTCTGCTGCAAATCGTAGAGAAGTTATTGAAGATTTACTGGACATTAAAATTTTCTCTTCGATGAGTATTCTTATTAAAGATAAAATTCGTTCGTTGAAAGAAGAAATTAGAACTTTAGAGTTAAAAAAAGATTCTCTAAAGGATAAAATGAAAATGCAAAAAAACTTTATTGAGGAACTTGAAAATCGTGGAAATGCCAACATAAATGCCAACCAAGATAAGATTGCCAAGTTAATGGACGAAGTTGGTGTTTATATGCTTGAAAATTCTAAAACCGAAGAAGATATTTTCCGATACACCAAAGATCAGGAAGAGGTTACTGGTGCCGCCGAAAAGTTAGGGAAACTTAACAATCTTAAGGGTAAAATCTCTCAGAAAGTATCCAGCACTACCAAAGAGCATAAGTTCTTTACGGAAAATACGGTATGTCCGACTTGCACTCAAACGATTGAAGAAGAGTTTAGGTTAAATAGAATTGATGATGCTCAAAATAAAATAAAGGAACTTCAAAAAGGTTTTCAAGAACTTGAAAATACCATAAAGTTTGAACAAGAAAGAGAGCGTCAGTTCACAGTTCTATCTAAGGAGATTACTAAATTCAATCATGAGATTTCTCAAAACAACACTCGCATTTCTCTTAATCAAAGACAAATACGAGATCTTGAATCTGAAATTCAAACTCTTACCGAACAACTTGAAAACAGAAATTCTGAACATGAGAAATTAGAACAATTCAGAGAAAATCTCCAAAAAACATTTGAAGAACTTTCTGACAAAAAAGATGAAATCGTTTATTATGACTTTTCATACTCTTTACTTAAAGATGACGGTGTTAAGACCAAGATTATCAAAAAGTATCTACCATTGATCAATCAACAAGTCAATCGTTATCTTCAAATGATGGACTTCTACATCAATTTTAAACTCGATGAAGAGTTTAATGAAACAGTCCAGTCTCCAATTCACGAAGACTTTTCTTATTCTTCTTTTAGTGAAGGTGAAAAACAAAGAATCGACTTGGCACTTCTTTTTACTTGGAGAGAAGTTGCTAGATATAAAAATTCAACAAACACAAATCTTTTAATTCTTGATGAGGTATTTGATAGTTCTCTTGATGGATTTGGAACAGATGATTTTTTAAAAATCATTCGTTATGTAATCAAGGATGCTAACATTTTTGTGATTTCTCATAAAACTGGACTTGAGGACAGATTTGAAAGTGTCCTAAAGTTTTCTAAGGTAAAGGGTTTTAGTCGTATGGTGGTCTGAACCACTCAAGAACAATGCAAGTCCCAAACTGGAAGCACAATTCTGGGAAACCTCAGAAACGAAAACTTAAACCGCAAGCACTGAGGCAAGCAAAAGCACGACTTGCCCAGTTCAAAAAGCGTCACATGGGTCGTCCAAAAGGCGACCTTTCGTTTTATAATGGGTTCATACGAAAGGAAATCAATGCCTGTCTCTCACGAAATCAAATCTCAACTTGCCAAACTGCTTGCTACTGAAGATCTGGTGGTTGAGCACAAGAAAGTTTCTACTGCTTGCTTTAATGTTCATACTCGTGTTCTTACGCTTCCTCTGTGGGAGAAGGCAAGTAATCTTGTGTATGACCTTCTCGTGGGTCATGAAGTGGGTCATGCTCTCTTCACTCCCGATGAGGATTGGTTGGAGACTGTAAAAGTTCCTCAGCAGTTTGTGAATGTGGTCGAAGACGCACGTATTGAGAAACTGATGAAACGCAAGTACATGGGTCTTGCCAAAACGTTTTTCAACGGTTATAAAGAACTGAATGAAGAGGACTTCTTTCAACTTGCGGATGAAAACATTTCAAAATTTAATCTTGCAGATCGTGCTAATCTTTACTTCAAGGTTGGAAACTTTGTAACTCTTGATTTCAATCCAGAAGAGAAAGAAATCATTGATCTAATCGCTGCAACTGAAACCTTTGCAGATGTTCTGGTTGCTGCCGAAGAACTGTATAAGTATTGTAAGAAAGAAAAAGAACAGCAACAGAAAGTTTTTGACTTTGATTCTCATCAACAACAAGGTGACTCTAATTCTTCTGCGAATGAGATGTCGGAAGAACAACCAAATGATGAGCAAGAAGATCAATCTGATTCTTCACAACCAGAACAATCTGACGAAACTGGATCTTCTTCTGGAGATCAAACGCAAGATAATTCTCAAGTTCCTGATAAGGATCCAGAGATTCGTACTGCTGAATCTCTTCAGGATAAAATTCGTGATCTTGTCGGTATGAACGATCAAGAGAATGTTTATGTGGAAATTCCTCAAGTAAATCTTGATACTGTGATTGCAAGTAATTCTGAAGTTCATGAAGAAATTGATAATTCTTTTAAGATGCAGCAAAAAAATAATAATGAAATTGCAACTGAACGTAACATTTCTTCCTGCAATCTATTTGCGAAACCAGACTCGGAGTATCGCAAGTTTAAAGTTGCTGCACAGAAGGAAGTCAATTATCTGGTGAAGGAGTTTGAGTGTCGTAAGGCAGCAGATGCTTATTCCCGTGCTTCTACTGCTCGCACTGGAGTTCTTGATACCGCTCGTCTTCATTCGTACAAGTATAATGAAGATCTCTTTAAGAAAGTTACTGTAATTCCTGATGGAAAGAATCATGGACTAGTTTTTATTCTGGACTGGTCTGGATCTATGCAAAATGTTCTTCTCGATACTTGCAAACAACTTTTTAATTTGATTTGGTTCTGCAAAAAAGTTGCGATTCCGTTTGAGGTTTATGCCTTTACAAATGAATGGAGTCGTTGTCGGTATGATTATGATGAGCAACGTTATGTTCCTGCAGATTTTGATTGTCATTATCAAAAAAAGGAAGGTTTGCTTTGTGTAGAAGATCAATTTTCACTCATGAATCTTTTTACCAGTAAGGTTTCTGGTAGAGAACTGGAGCATCAGATGATGAACATTTGGAGGCTTGCTATGTGTTTTATCAACACTTATACTTGCGAATACACTTACCCATCCCGTTTGTGTCTGTCTGGCACTCCTTTGAATGAAGCACTGATTTGTCTTCATCAGATTCTTCCCAAGTTTCAACGTGAGAATAAACTTCAAAAGGTTCAATGTATTGTTTTGACTGATGGTGAAGCATCTTACATTCCTTATCATCAAGAAGTTAAACGTGCTTGGGAAAAAGAATCTCATCTTGGAACTCGTCACGTAAATCCCAATAGTGCGTTTCTTCGTGATCGCAAACTTGGAACCACTTATAAGTTTGGTTATGGGTATCATGAATTTACCGATATTCTTCTTCGTAACCTAAAAGATAAGTTTCCTACCACTAATTTTATTGGTATTCGTGTTCTTTCTGGTCGTGATGTAAATCGTTTTATTGGTCTTTATCATTCTCTTTCTGATAAGGACTACAAACAATACATTAAAATTCAAGAAGATTGGAAAAAACTGAAGAGTTTTACCATCACCAAATCTGGTTATCATGCATACTTCGGTCTCTCTTCATCGGCACTTTCGCAGGATGCTGACTTTGAAGTTGCTGAATGTGCAACCAAGGCACAGATCAAATCTGCATTTGTTAAATCACTTAAAGTCAAAAAGTTTAACAAAAAAGTTCTTGGTGAGTTCATTTCTCTTGTTGCCTAAATACCTAAAAAAGTTCATACAAATGAAGACCTTTAAGGAATTTATCTCTGAAGCAAGAGACTTAAATGAAACCTCACTTACTCGTGTAATGAGTAAATCAAAAAAGGGTGGCATGGCAATTATGTCAGCTCAACGTGGTGACAAATCCAAAGCAGAAAACAAAGCACGTTCACGGCAACTTGAACGTGATATTAGAGGTGCTGGACTTCCTGGTCCTACAAAAGTCTCTGGTAGATATACAGAGAATCCAGGCACCTCACAGGAAAGAAAAGTTGGTGAAAAATCTCATATTGTTACTCCAGGAAAAATGGGTAAAAGAAAGTTTAAAAAAGCAGTTGAGAAATTGGGAAAGAAATATGATCAGGATTCTGTTCTGATTCAACGCAAACCAGGTGGAAGTGCTACACTTAAAGGAACTTCAGACACCTCCTTTCCAGGAAGAGGAAAGAATGTTAAAATAGGAAGCATGAAACCTGGTAGAACTGGTGAGTTTGATACCAAAGTCAAAAAGAAAACATTTACCGTTGAGGATTAAAATGAAATCTAAATTTCCGTTAGAG